AAAACTGGCAAAATCCAGTTGACACCCCCCTTTTTTTGTGGTATACTGAGATCAAATGAGGTAATTGTATGACTATAAAAGTTGCAAGATTAAAATCTGGAGATGATGTCATTGCAGATATTAAAGAAACTTACAATGATAAGGAACAACTTGTAGCGTTTCTTTTTAATGATCCATATGTAGTCACTCATTATTTGGATGATGATGATTATGATTTTGGTGAAGAAGAAGTTAATGTTGATGATAAAGTAAGAGAAACTGGAGAAGGTGAATTGATTCTTGATTATGAGTCTCTTGGATCTGGTCTTCCTTCAAAACCATTTGCTATTGAAAAAGTTCGATTGCAATTTTATCCATGGTGTCCTTTGAGTTCTGACAAGGCATTATTTGTTCATTACGATTGGGTAATTACAGCATATGAACCTTACGCTGAAATTAGAGAAAAGTATTTACAATTATTGAAGGAGCTGTCCGATGGAGGTCAATGATCTTGCAGTATTTCTACTTAGAAATGAAACTTATTTGATTGCAAAGTATGAAGAATTGGATGAGGAACCATCTTGTTATCTTTCAAATTGTTTTAAAATAATCGATGGGAGTCAACTGGAACCATTCCCTTTGTATTCAAAAGAAAAAGATTGTCTTCTTTCTAGTGCTGAGTTCTTAACTATTTTTGAACCAGATGAAAAAACTATTGAACTTTATAAAAAGTATATTTGATGAAATTCTACACTGACGTACAACTCTTTGGTAACACTATTCTGTATTGTGGATATGAAAATGGGAAAAAAGTAATCACTAGAGATAAACTTTCCCCTACTCTATTTGTTAAAAGTAATAAGAAAACAAAATATACAACTCTAGAAGGTGAGTCAGTAGAACCAATTAAGTTTGATACTGTTCGTGAAGCAAGAGACTTTATTAAAAAGTATGAAAATGTAGATAACTTTGATATCTATGGCAACACTAGATTTCTCTACCAGTATATTGTAGATAAATTTCCAGAGGATGAGATCAAGTTTGATATTAATCAAATTAACCTCATCACTTTGGATATTGAGGTCGCTTGCGAAAATGGATTTCCTAACGTGAGAGATCATAACGAAGAGATTCTTTGTATTACAGTTAAAGAATTTAACACTCGTAAGATTACTGTATGGGGAGTTAATCCTTTTCAGAATACTAGGAAAGATGTAAACTATATGCTCTGCAGGGATGAATCACACCTTCTCAGGGCTTTCATTGCATATTGGTCTAATAACTATCCAGATATTATTACTGGATGGAACGTTGCTTTCTATGATATTCCATATATCTGTGGTCGTATTTCTAGAGTTCTTGGTGATGATGAACTCAAATCTCTTTCTCCCTGGAAAGCTGTAGATAAAAAAGAGATCAATATCCAAGGTCGAGTTAATTACACTTATGACATCATGGGAATGTCTGTGGTTGATTATATGGATTTGTATAAGAGATTTACTTATACAAACCAGGAATCATATCGACTTGATTATATTGCCTCTGTAGAACTTGGTGAGAAAAAACTCGATCACTCTGAGTATGAGAACTTCAAAGATTTCTATACTTCAGATTGGCAGAAGTTTGTAGAATATAACATCAAGGACGTGGAACTTGTAGACCGTTTTGAGGATAAGATGAAACTCATCGAACTTGCCCTCACTATGGCCTATGACGCAAAAGTGAACTACAATGATATTCATTATCAGGTTCGCATGTGGGATAACATTATCTTTAATGATCTTAAGAAGAAAAAGATCGCTATTCCTCCTAAGAAAGGATTCAAGAAGGATTCTCAGTACGCTGGTGCCTATGTGAAGGAACCTATTCCTGGAATGTATAACTGGGTTGTTAACTTTGACCTTAACAGTCTATATCCTCACCTAATTATGCAGTATAACATTTCACCCGAGACCCTTTTGAAAGAGAAACATCCTACAGTTTCTGTTGACAAGATTCTCAATCGTGCAGCTGATCTTTCTAATCTAGAAGTAACAACTGTATGTCCTAATGGTGCGATGTATGATACTCATCAACAGGGATTTCTACCTAGATTGATGGAAAAGATGTACAATGATCGTGTCATCTTCAAAAAGAAAATGATTGCTGCAAAACAACAGTATGAAAAGACTCCTACTAAAGAGTTGGAGAAAGAGATTGCTCGTTGCAACAACATTCAGATGGCGAAAAAGATTTCTTTGAACTCTGCTTATGGTGCGATTGGTAATGAATATTTCCGTTACTTCCGAATCGAAAATGCAGAGGCGATTACTCTTTCTGGTCAACTTTCTATTCGTTGGATTGAAGGTAAGATGAATGAGTATCTAAATAAAGTACTTAAAACAAAGGGTGAAGATTATGTTATTGCTGTTGATACTGATTCTATTTACCTCAATTTGGGTAGTTTGGTTGAATCTGTATACAAGGGAAGAGAGACGACTAATGAGAAAATTGTTTCGTTCCTTGACAAGTTGTGTCAAGTGGAACTTGAGCCTTATATTGAAAGTTGTTACAAAGAACTGGCTGACTATGTGAACGCATATGATCAGAAAATGTTTATGAAACGTGAGAACATTGCAGACAAAGGTATCTGGACTGCAAAGAAACGTTATATTCTAAACGTCTGGGATAGTGAAGGGGTTCGTTATACAGAACCTAAGATGAAGATGATGGGTATTGAAGCCGTTAAATCATCTACTCCTGCTCCTTGCAGACAGAAAATTAAAGAAGCTATCAAGATCATTCTCACAAAAACTGAAGATGACCTCATCAAGTTTATTGATGACTTCAGATCTGAATTTAAGAGTTTACCTCCAGAGGAAATTTCTTTTCCTAGGAGTGTAAATGGCTTGCAAAAATTCAAATCTCCAGTTACAATATATGGTAAAGGTACTCCTATGCATGTGAGGGGAACTCTGTTGTATAATCACTTTATTCGACAGAACAAATTAACTCACAAATATCCAATTGTTCAAGAGGGTGAAAAGATCAAATACATTTATCTTAAAACACCAAACATCATTGGCGAAAACGTAATTTCATTTCTCCAAACTTTTCCAGTAGAATTGAACATTACTAAACATATTGATTATGATCTTCAATTTGAGAAATCATTTATTGAACCTCTGAAGATCATTCTAAATACTATTGGATGGAAAACTGAAAAGACTGGAAGTTTAGAATTTTTATTTGCGTAAGATTATTATGGATTTTCTTAAAGATATTGTAAAAGAGATTGGTGGTGAGTACACACAACTTGCTGCAGACATTGATGAAACTGAAAAGTATGTTGACACAGGTTCGTACATTTTTAATGCACTGGTTTCAGGTAGCATATTTGGTGGTGTATCTGGGAATAAGATTACTGCTATTGCTGGTGAGTCTTCTACTGGAAAAACTTTCTTCTCTCTTGCTGTCGTTAAAAATTTTCTTGATACTCATCTCGATGGGTACTGTTTATATTTTGATACTGAAGCTGCAGTTACTAAGTCCCTCCTAGAAAGTCGTGGTATTGATCTGAGTCGTTTGGTTGTTGTGAATGTTGTAACTATTGAAGAATTCCGTAGCAAGGCACTCAAGGCAGTGGATATTTACTTAAAAAAACCTGAAGGAGAACGCAAACCTTGTATGTTTGTGTTAGACTCTCTGGGTATGCTTTCCACAGAAAAGGAAATTACTGATGCACTGAACGATAAACAAGTTCGTGACATGACCAAATCTCAACTGGTCAAGGGTGCTTTTAGAATGTTAACTTTGAAGTTGGGACAAGCAAACATTCCAATGATAGTAACCAATCATACCTATGATGTCATCGGCGCTTATGTTCCTACTAAAGAGATGGGTGGTGGTAGCGGCCTTAAGTACGCCGCTTCTACTATCATATATCTCAGCAAGAAAAAAGAGAAGGATGGAACAGAAGTCGTTGGAAATATTATCAAAGCAAAGGCTGTTAAGTCGCGTTTAAGTAAGGAGAACAAAGATGTTGAAATCCGTTTGTATTATGATGAGCGCGGCCTTGACCGTTACTATGGTCTTTTGGATCTTGGTGAGGCTGGTGGACTCTGGAAGAATGTAGCAGGACGCTATGAGATGGATGGTAAGAAGATCTATGCAAAACAGATTCTTGCAAATCCAGAAGAATATTTTACTTCAGAAGTGATGCAAGCTCTTGATGAAATTGCTGAAAAGGAGTTTAAGTATGGATGATATAAATCCATTAGAACAGGCTGGACAAAATCAATTAAATGAAATAGCTTTAAAAGATTTTTATAAAAAAGTAACTGTCTATGATGAAGAAGGTGATATTAAACTTTTTCATATCAAGGGTAGAGTATATGAAATACTAGAAGTCATGAAAGAACATGGTGGTATAGACACTTCAGGATGGAGGATTGTAGAAAATGAAGAACTTGCTTGATTATGTGAAAGTCTATGACAATGTTTTACCAAAGAACATTTGTGATGAATTAATAGATTCATTTGAAAAAAATCAAAACCTCCATGAAAGGTATGAGAATAGTAAGAGTCCTCAGTTTACTCAATTAAATATTACCTCTCATCAAATAAAGTTTGGATATGATTTACATCAAACTTTAATTCAAAAATCTGTTTCATGTTTAAATAAGTATAAACATGAACTTAACATTTGGAAAGAGTTTCCAGAAGAATATTCATTTGAACACTTTAGGATGAAAAAATATTCTTATATACAGGAAGATGAATTTAGAGAACATGTAGATGTTCAGGATTATCTTTCTGCTAAAAGATTTTTAGTATTTTTCTTTTATCTAAATGATTTAGAATATGGCGGTGAGACATATTTTCCAAAACTTGACTTTAGTGTTCATCCAAAAGCCGGAAGTTGTTTAGTCTTTCCCCCCTTGTGGTTATTCCCTCATTGTGGTATGATGCCCTCGGGTAAAGACAAGTACATTGTTGGAAGTTATTTGCATTACAGATGAACGGAATTGAATCTCTAGTACTACAGAATTTAATTAATAATGAGGATTATACTAAAAAGTCTATTCCTTTCATTAAGCCTGAATACTTTGAACAACAATACAATAAATTGTTGTTCACTATAATCTATGAATTCTACACAAAATACAATAAACTACCTACAAATTCTGCACTGGAAATTGAGGTAGACAATATTCAAAACATCGGAGACGATGATGTTAAAAAGATCAAACAGTTCCTAGAACTTGATGTAGAAACTGTTGATGAAAAGTGGATTGTGGACACTACAGAAAAGTGGTGTAAAGATAGAGCTATCTACAATGCACTTCTTGAAAGTATTAAGATTGCAGATGGACAGGATTCCAAAAGAACTCCTGATGCTATTCCATCCATACTTTCTACCGCTCTCTCAGTTTCTTTTGACCAAAACATTGGTCATGATTATTTAAATAATTATCTTGAACGGTATGAATTTTATCATAGGACGGAGGAAAAAGTCGAGTTTGATCTTGAATACTTTAATAAAATCACCAAAGGTGGTTTACCTAACAAGACTCTTAATATCGCGCTGGCTGGTACAGGTGTCGGCAAGTCTTTATTCATGTGCCACCTTGCTAGCTCCGTGTTGCTCCAAGGACGGAACGTTCTCTATATTACAATGGAGATGGCAGAAGAGAAAATTGCTGAACGAATTGACGCAAATCTCTTGAATGTAAGTGTTCAAGATATCGAACGTTTACCAAAACAAATTTATGAGAATAAAATCAATTTGTTATCGCAGAAGACTAATGGTAAACTTATCATCAAAGAGTATCCTACTGCTTCTGCTCATGTTGGACATTTCAAGTCTTTACTTAACGATCTTGCATTAAAGAAATCTTTCTTCCCTAATATTATCTTTATTGATTATCTAAACATTTGTGCATCTGCTAGATACAAAGGGTCTATCGTAAACTCTTACACTTATGTTAAGGCAATTGCTGAGGAACTTAGAGGACTCGCTGTTGAACACAACGTCCCCGTCGTGTCTGCTACTCAAACTACTCGGAGTGGTTATGGTAACTCTGATGTTGACCTTACTGATACTTCTGAATCCTTTGGTCTTCCTGCTACTGCCGATTTTATGTTTGCTCTTATTAGTACCGAAGAATTAGAAAATTTAAATCAGATCATGGTTAAACAGTTGAAGAATCGTTATAACGATCCTACGATGAATAAGAGATTCTTATTAGGTATTGACAGGGCAAAGATGAGGTTGTATGATATAGAACAATCTGCACAATCTGGAATCGTAGATTCTGGTCAAGATGATTACGACATGGAGGAACTCTCCAAAAATAACAAACTTAAAAATTTCCAAACACTGTTTTATTGAGGTAAAATTATGTCTAAAGGTTTCGCTCCTAAAAATGTTGAAGAAGCAGTTAATGCAAAAAAACAGAAAGAAAAAGAAGATGCAGTTCCTCTGGAAGTTGATTGGGATAAGTATACTGAGTTTGTGGAGGTGATGACTAGTGAACCTACAAAAAACTATAATGCATATACTTCTCGTTTGACTGAACTAAACGAACAAGGTTGCAATGTCAATCGTCTTACTACTGCTGCTATTGGTCTGTCAGCAGAGGCTGGAGAGTTTCAAGAGATTGTCAAAAAAGTTCTATTCCAAAACAAACCATGGAATGATGCTAATAAAGAACATCTTGTGATTGAACTTGGTGACATCATGTGGTATGTTGTTCAAGCTTGCAAAGCTCTGGATGTTCGTGTTCAAGATGTATTGATTGGTAATACTTTCAAACTTCTGAAACGTTATCCTGAAGGTACATTTGACTATCTTAAGTCTGAGTATCGAGCTCCTAACGATCTCTGATAAATAGAAAATAAAAACCTCTTTCCTAAATACTAAAGGAAAGAGGTTTTTTTCTTATGACTACCATTTCAGAAACACTACTTGCATTAAATAAAGTTCTTCAGGACTATGAAGTAGAAGTAAAAAAGGCAG